CTGAGCCAAACGCACTCGTGGCCGAAATTGGAACTTTGGTGAGGTGCCCCAATGGGTAAGGGCCGTAAACCGACGCCTAAACAGATTCTTAGCCTGCGTGGCAGCCGCATTAGGGGGCCGCACGCCACCGGCATCGACGCGCCGCCGGGCGTTCCGCCCTCCCCGGCGTGGCTGTCGGACATTGCCCGCGCCGAGTGGGAGCGGATCGTGCCGATGCTCGAAGCGTCAAAGGTGATGAGCCCGCGTCACCAGCAGACACTCGCGGCGTATTGCGATTCGTTCGCGGACATGGTGCAGGCCGACATCGAGCTCAAGGCGAACGGCACCACGTTGATGGACGACAAGGGTAGGGTATCGAATCATCCGGCGTGGAATCGGAAGCGTGACGCACGGAATCAAATGCTGAAGTTTGCGGCCGAGTTTGGCCTGACTGCTTCGGCGTTGTCGAGGGTGTCTGCCGTTGACCAAGGCCCGCAAGAAGACGAAGACGACGCCCGCATGTTCGCTTGATGCGAAGGCTGCGGACATCGCGGTGCGGTTCTTCGAGGAGAACCTGACGCACGCGAAGGGCGAGCTCGGCGGCAAGGCGTTTTTGCTGGAACCGTGGCAGAAGGAATACGTCGGCCGGTTGTTCGGCACGATGAAAAACAAGGTGCGGCAGTACCGCACGAGCCTGCTGGCGATCCCCCGCAAGAACGGCAAGAGCACCCTGTGCGCTGGGATCGCCTTGAAGTTGATGTTCGACGGCGAGCCGGGTGCCGAGATCTACTCGTGCGCGGCTGATCGCGACCAGGCCCGGCTCGTCTTCGAGATGGCGAAGGTCTGCGTGGAAAACTCGCCCAAGTTGCGGAGCCGCCTGCGGGTGTTTCGCAATTCCATCGTGCGGGAAGACACGCATTCAACGTACAAGGCACTGTCGGCCGAGGCGTTCACGAAGCACGGCTTGAACGCTCACGGGATCATCTTCGACGAACTGCACGCCCAGCCCGACCGGGAACTGTGGGACGTGATGACCACGAGCACCGGAGCCCGGCGGCAGCCCTTGTGCGTGGCGATCACTACGGCGGGGTTCGACCGCAAGAGCATCTGCTGGGAAATCTGGCGTTACGCCCTGGCCGTGCGAGACGGGGCAATCAAAGACGAGACCTTCCTGCCTGCGATCTATGCCGCCGATCCCGAAGACGATTGGACCAAGGAAGAGACCTGGCGGAAGGCGAACCCGAACCTCGGCGTGAGCGTAAAACTCGACGACCTGCGGGTGCGGTGCAAGCGTGCCCAGGACATGCCGAGCGAAGAGAACACCTTCCGGCGGCTGCACCTGAACCAGTGGACCGAGCAGGACACGCGGTGGCTGCGAATGGAGCACTGGGCACAGGGCAACAAGCCCTGCCCGGTAATGCTCGACGGCCGGGAGTGTTTCGCGGGCCTCGATCTCGCCAGCACGTTTGACACGACCTGCTTCTGCCTGCTGTTCCAGTTGGACGATGGCACGTTCTGGGTGGAGCCGCACTTCTGGATTCCCGAGGACAACATGCGGGAGCGTGTGAAGCGGGATCGCGTGCCCTACGACCAGTGGGCGAAGGAGGGGAAGTTGCACCTGACGCACGGCAACGTCACCGACTTCGACCAGGTGCGGGCCGACATCATGGCCCTGACGAAGAAATACAACGTCCGGCAGGTGGCCGTGGATCGCTGGAATGCAACTCAACTCACCCAGCAACTGCAAGGCGATGGCGTGAATGTCTTAGGTTTTGGGCAGGGCTACGGCTCGATGAGTTCGCCCGCCAAGCAGCTTGAGGCGCTGGTGGTGGGCGGCAAGTTGCACCACGGCGGGCATCCCGTCTTGGCGTGGCAGGCGTCGAACGTGGCGATTCAGCAGGACCACGCCGGAAACATCAAGCCCAGCAAGGCGAAATCCAACGAACGCATCGACGGCATCGTGGCGCTGACGATGGCCCTCGGCATTCACGCGACGGCCACGGCCCCGCCCCCCGAACAATCCTGGGACATCCTGAGCATATGAGCGAAAACGCCGCCGCCGATTTCAAGATGTTCGACCTGCGTGGCATCGACTGGCCCGAGGTTTCGTCGAGTCGCACGCCCTCGGGCATCCGCGTCAACGCCGACAACAGCATGGCCTGCTCGGCCTACACGGCCTGCATCCGCGTGATCTCGGATGCCGTCTCCGCGTTGCCGCTCCACGTTTACGAGCGGATGGCAAATGGCGGTAAGGCGAAGGCTACTGCCCACCCTGTGTATCGTCTCCTGCACCAGCAGCCGAACCCCTGGCAGACGGCGCAGGAGTTCCGCGATTGGATGACCGGCATGTACCTGCACTACGGTGCGAGCTACGCCGAGATTCGCCCCGGTGCTCGCGGTGCCGTCTCTGAACTGTGGCCGCTGCACTCGTCGCGGATGGAGTGCGAGCGGCTGTCGGACGGCACGCTGCGGTATCGCTACCGTGAGCCGAACGGCCGCGAGACGATCTACAGCCAAGAGCAGATCTTCGCCCTGCGGTTCACCACCGAAGACGGCATCAAGGCGATCCCCACCTACAAACTCTTCTCCAATGTCATCGGCCTTTCGCAGGCTCTTGAGACGCACGCCGCGACGTTCTTTGGGAACAATGCTCGCCCCGGCGTTGTGCTGGAGGCTGAGAACCCAATCCCGGCAGAGGCTGCGGAGCGGCTTCGGGAGTCTTGGGAAAGGTTGCATCGCGGCAGCGATAGGGCTCATAGAACGGCAGTATTGCCTGCGGGCGTGAAGGCCCACGAACTGAGCAGCAGCAACGAGGCTGCCCAGATGCTCGAGAGCCGGTCTTTCGCTGTGTACGAGTGCTGTCGAATTTTTCGCGTGCCGCCTCACATGGTGCAACAGCTGGACCGCTCGACGTACTCGAACATCGAAGTGCAGGGCACCGAGTTCGTGCAGCACTGCCTGCTGCCGCACTTGAAGCGGTGGGAGGCAGCGATCTCCCGCGACCTCATCGTGGACGATGAGACCTATTTCGCGGAGCACAGCGTCTCGGGCCTGCTGCGTGGCGACCACGCGAGCCGGTCGGCCTACTACGTCTCTGCCCTTCAGAATGGGTGGATGAGCATCAACGAGATTCGGGAGTTGGAAAACCTGAATCCCATCGGGCCGGAAGGTGATCGCCACTTCGTGCAACTCAACATGACCACGCTCGACAAGGTTGGCCAGGAGCAACCGGCACCGGAGCCGATGCCAGCGCCGCCCGTCGAGGAAGAAGACAGCCCGGCCGACGACGCCGAGGACCAGGCCGAACAGGAGGATTCCACTGATGGAAATTGAACGCCGCGACTTCGCATTCGAGGAAGAGAACGAGCTGATCGTCGAGAGCCGGGCCGATGGCCGGGCCGCGATCATCGGCTATGCCGCCGTCTACAACCGGCTTTCCCTCGACCTCGGCGGGTTCCGCGAGGAAATCCTGCCGGGTGCCTTTGACAAGATCCTGAACCGCCAGCGGGGCAAGAGCGACGTGGTGGCCCTGTTCAACCACGACAGCAACATCGTCTTGGGCCGCACGTCGAGCGGCACGCTCGAACTCTCGTCAGACGAGAAGGGGCTGCGGTACGTCGTGACCCCGCCCGTGAGCCGGGCCGACGTGATGGAGTTGATCCAGCGGCGCGACGTGCGCGGCTCGTCGTTCGCCTTCACGGTGGACAAGAGCGGCGAAGGCTTCCGCCAGGGCGAGGACGGGAAGGCCGTCCGCCAGATCCGCGAGGTGAGCGGGCTGTATGACGTGGGGCCGGTGCTCGTGCCCGCGTACCCCGCCACCTCTGCTTCTGTTGCCATGCGTTCCTACGAAGCCTGGCTGGCGGCGCAGTCGCAGCCCGAGCCCGAGGCGGTGGCCGCTGTTGTCGCCAAGCGTTCCCTGGTCCGTGACGCCGCTGCGGCGTGGGCACTGAGGCTTCGCCGTGTCTGAAGCACGCTGCACCTGCGGCGAGAAACTCCGTTGCCGTTCCAGCCGCCCCTGCGGTGACGAGCGGCAGCGGTATTTGCGCTGCCCCCGGTGCGGGGCGCGGGCGGTGGCGTTTGTCAAAACAACAGTTTCCGAAGTGCGCTTCTGCAAGAGGTCGGCCCGCTGACGGCATCGTGGCTCTTAGGCAATACCGCCTCGGAGAACCACAAGTGGACAACCTCAAGAAGCTTCAGGACGAGGCGGCTGCCCTCGCCAACCGGATCGACGCCGTTCGTGCGATCGAGGCCGAAGACACGACCGCTCGCGATGTCGAACTGATCGACCTCAACAAGCGCGCCGACGAACTCACCGCCAAGATCGACTTCGAGAAGAAGGTCGTTGAGTCGGCGAAGAGCCTGCGGTCCGTGGTCGAGCGCTGCTCGCCCGCCCCCGAGGTCCGCGCCGATGAGCCCAAGGTCCGCATCGAGGCCGTTCCCTTCTCGGGCCGCCTCCGTGCGTTCGAGAAGGCCGAAGACGCCTACAAGGTGGGCATGTGGTTCAAGGCCAAGAGCGGCGACGCCGAGGCCAAGCGGTGGTGCCAGGATCACGGCGTCGAGGCCCGTGCGATGGGTTCGACCTCGGCGAACAGCGGTTCGGCCGTGGTGCCCGACGTGCTCTCCTCGACGGTCATCCGGCTCGTTGACCAGTATTCGGCTTTCGCCCAGAACGCCACGAGCGTGACGATGCCGAGCGACGTGCTCCAGTTTCCTCGCAGGTCCGGCGGAACGACCGCGTACTGGATCGACGAGAACACCGCGATCACTGCCAGCGACCCGACCATGAATCAGG